TTACCCCAAGTAGACAAGGTTTTAATACCAAAACTTGCAGCTATAGCGCCACCTAGAAAGGCTTTGTAGTAATCAGGCATAGTAGACAATACAGTAAATCCTTGTTCAACGTAGGGAACCATAGAAGGTATAAAAGCACCTATCAATGGCAAACTTAAAACTACAGCAAACCATTCATCTTTCCATGAGGTTTGTGAGGCAGCAGCTTGTTGAGTTTCCCAATCACCGTCATTTGTAATACGGCGTAACTTGGATTCATGTACAGCTTGCTTTTCAGCAGCTTTATTTTTAAGGAAAGTACCAGCTAAGTTAGCTATAGGTCCAATCAAAGATTGCAACATAATACACTCCTTAAAGATAAAGCTAAGGGGCCACCTAAGCAGCCCCCAGCTAGACGGTTGTTACTTAGGAACAACCAAGGTAAGACCGGCTTCAGGACGAAGTACTTGAGTACCGTACAAGGTATCTGAAGTAAACAAGTTAGCAAGGAATTCTTGCTTGTACTGGGTCTGTGAACGTACACCTACCTGCTCTGCAAGAGTCAAGGCATCACGGTGACATAGTAGAGCACCTAGCATGTCTACAGTAGCAGCAGTGTTATCACCAGCGGCTTCAACAACAGGGCAGTTAGTGCTGACATAGATGTCAATACCATATAGCTCACCGATCTGTCCACCGCCTACTTTGCCATTGTTAACAAAGTCAGAGCTTACATAACGGTCAATACCCATGATGGTGTTACGAACTGAAGGAGGAACTACAAAGCTACGTCCATCCATAGGCACGTCTTCATCATCTAACTTTTGAATGATAGCGCGGAAGCCAGCATCAGTAAAGATGTCAGCAGTAGTTACAGTGTCAGCAGCATAGGTGGTTAAACCATTAGTTGCATCTACGAAGAACGTACCACCGTTGTTCAAGTAAGTACTAGAAGAAGTACCAGCAGAACCAAGGCCAGTAGCCAGGCTGTGTAGGTCTGTGTCTACCTGAGTAGCTAGAGCGTAACCAGCGTCCTCTGTGTAGAACTGACGTAGTGAGCTAAGAGCTTGTACATCTGTAATGTCTTCAATCAAACGTGAGTATTCAAAGTGCTTATCAATAGCAATTTGTACTTCACCTTCAACATCTGCTTGTACTGTTACAGCAGTCTTAGTTACTTTAGCGTGTGCTGCGCCACGAACAGGCTTAGGCACATGGATTGTGTCGCCTTTCTTGCCTGACATAGACATCTTTTTAACTAGGTTAGCTAGTACAAGATTCTTCTTGTATGCAGCAATGATCTCATCACTCCAGATCTCTGGAATAAAAGTAGCTGCACTTGTGTTGTTTACGAATCCGCCAGTTGCGGGATATGTGGAATCAGTCATAATAAATATCTCCTAAGATATATAATTAGCGTACCCGTTTCTCTGCGTATGCTTGCAGTATTTCTGGTGCAAGCTGTGCATAACGATCAGGGTCTTTTTGCATAAGGTTAATAATGTCTGCGCGTCTATAGATCTTCTTTGGAGCTGATTCACTACTACCACGGGGGTTACCTGTACTAGCAGCTTTTGCAGTTTGTTTACGAGCTTGTTGCTCTACTTGGGCAGTCTGTTGTACTATGTTCTGTCGCTCTTTCCAATTACTGAAAAGTTCGTCTGCGGCATCGGTGTTGTACTGTTGATCTGCTTCAACAAACAATCTGGTCCTAGTTGGGGATGCTTGAATCCACTCAGCAAACTTTGTATCCTGCAAGATAGCTTCCATCTCTGGATGCTTACTCTTTAGCTGTGCCATTGCAGTGCTCTGGCGATACTGGTTTGTGACTGCTTCAGCCTCCTTTATCTTAGGATGGTTCTGAATCGCTCTATTTACAGCCTCATTAGGGTCTGTAAAAAAGTCTATTTCTTCGTCTTCTTGTTTTGGTGCTGCTTGCTCTGGTGTGAGTTGTGTCTGTATGTAAGAATCTACAACCTTTCTTAATTCACCTACCTCAGAACTTTGCCGACCTAGTAGCTTCTCAGCCTCTTGGTGCATCTGTGCTAGTTCTGATACAGATTTATTTTGATACTTCTCTGCAAGTTCAGGTTCCTGTTGTTCAGGAGTTACCTGTTCTTGTTCTTCTGTGGCTTCAAACTGACTTAACTGTTCTTCAACCTGTTGTTGTTCTTCTTCTTGACGCTCAACGTCTATAATCTTAGCCATTATTAACTCCGTACCTTAGTATTATGGAGAACTTTATTATAACGAAAGTACTTCATGAGTATTGTTTTCGTTCATGTGCGATTTGTTGCTTCCTACGTTTAGCCCACTTGTCATGTGCATCAGGAAAATCTCCACTGATACCTTCTAACTTGGACCTCACAGGAGATACAATACGCTTTGCGTCCAAGCCACAGTTGCACCTACTAACTGTGACATCGGACTTTACTAAATCTTCAAACTTATGCCCATCAGGACATCTAAAATCAAATAACCTCATCTTGGTCTACATTATCATCATTAGACTCTAATGCTTCTTGATGAGAACTTGAGATCTGCGTATCAAGATTAAAGAGTGTACCTAAGATAGCTAACTGACCTTTACGGAAGTACAGGTTATTAGCGTCTTCAGTTAACTCTACTGAGTTGATGTTTTCAACATTACCTCTTAAATCTGAGATTAGCTGTTTCCAGCCCTCTGATCTAAACATAGCGAAGTAATTATCAAAATATGTTTCTAACTCTTTATTCATTGTATTTTACCTTTAGTTAAAGAATACTGGATGTACTTAAAGTACCTATATATTATATCATACTTTTCAGTAAATGTCAAGAGTTATTTTAATTATTTTACAAGTGTTTGTAATAAAGCAAACAGTGCTGCTGGTACTACAAGCAAAGCAACTAATATGATTACAAATGCCTCTTTAAGTTGCTTGTTCTTAGCTTTTTTCTCCGCTGTAAGCCTGTTTATCTCATTCTGTCTAGCAACCCTAGCATCAGCCATAGCTTGCATAGCGTTAGCCCACAGATGTCCATTACCTGAAATAGTAAATATGTCTTTAACTTCAGTTAAGGTATCTGCAATTTGCTTCTGTGCAAGCTGGTGTTGTATAGCGTCTCCAGCAGACAAAGGTTGAGTATTCTTAATCTTTTGTAAATCGTGTTGTGCTTCACCCAGAGTACCTAAGAATGAGCTAATCTGCTGTATGTCAGATGTAGCACCGGCTACACGGTTAAGTGCAGTAGTGGCAGCGTTGACTGTACTTACAATAGCAGCTAGCTCAAGTACCATTAGCTTTTCTTAGGCTTCTTTTTGTTTAGCATCTGCTTTGCTTTGTTCTTCTTCTTAGGCGGTCTACCTACTTTAGAACCGTATGTACCTTTACCGTATGGCATTAGCTTTTCCTTGATTTAGCACCGGAACACTTCCAGCGTTTTCTTGATAAATTGTTTGGTGTATTAGGATCATTCTGCTTTTTCTTAGGCAGACGTTTCTTAATACCTAAACTGCGAGCACAGTAACTATCACCTTTGCTAGTTCCTGGCTTTACTCTAGGACCACCTCCTTTAGCACTACCTGCTTGACCATAGCTTACTTTTTTACCGCTAGAAGTAACTTTTACTTTAGCTTTACCTTTGCGTGGAGTAGCCATTATGCTGCCTTTTTGGTGACAGTCTTTTTAGCTACTGGTGCTTCAACAAGTTTCTCTAGCTCCTTAATCTTATTCTCTAGTTCTTCAAACTTAGCATTGACTTGATTTACTATTTCAGAAAGTTCATTTCTAGTTACTACCATTAGTAGGTACTCCTTGTAGTTGCAGCGGTGCTTGCTGTGGCTGTGGCTGCTGTGGTTGTGTAGGCTGTTGTGTAGGAGTCTTGAGATCAATCTCCTTCTCCTTCAGCATAGTTTGAGCTATCTTCATCCTGCGCTCAAATTCTTTATCGTCCTGATCCCCTGCCTTTAGGTTAGCTGTGATAGCTTTAATCTTGTCTATCTCAAGCTCCTGTGGCAGTAGCTGTGCCTCTATAGCAATCTTCTGTGCTCTTGACTGAGACTCTTGTGCTTGTCCTGACAAAGCATCTGTCTGAGACTGCTGGAATGCCATCTGTGCTTGTTGTGCAGCTTGTTGCATTTGCTGTTGCTCAGGAGTAGGCTGTGAAGCTTGCTCTGCTTGTTGCATCTTAGAGATAAGTTCTTCACGGTTGGACAAGTTCATGTTATCAATAATAGATTGTAACAATGTGTTGTACACTGGAGACTCTTGAGGCATTGTCTGTAGCAGTTGTACAAGCTGTGTTACTTCGTACTCACGGGCAATAATACCTAGAGTAGATGTAGTGTTAAACTTGTAGTCCTTGACAGGATAACTTTCTGGATCAAACTGCATGTATCTGTAAGCAGCCTTTTGTACAAATGGAATCAAGAAGGACTGTTGGAAGTTAATCAATGTGCGCTTGTGACGCTTAATGATTGCACCCAAGGACATACTAATACCAGCAGCCGTAGCGTCACCATTGATACTACCGGCGATACCAGCGGAGTCTATAGCACCTGTGGCAGTCTGTACCATCTTTTGTAGCTCTGCTGCTTGTGCAAAGGTAATCTGGTTTACTTGACCAAAGTTAAATGGGAACAGTGCAGATCTAGGGTCACCGTTGGTTAACAGTATCTTGCCAGGTCTAACTTCCGGTCTGGAGCCTCTAGGAAGCCTTGTAGCGTCCATACCCATCATAGGGTGTACGGTAAGAGCCAGTGCGTCAATACGCGCTCTAAGCTCAGTATCAAGGGCTTTTTGGCTGTTGTAACCTTTCTCACATACACCACGACCCCAGAACTTACTAGGTACTACATCCCAAGGGAATGCAACAATAGGTCTGTCCTGCATCATGTATGGGTTTTCTTCAGCTTTTAGTAGGATGCCTCCGTTAGCGATAACAACAATAGCTTCCACAAAGTATTCGTCTTCATTTTCATCATCGTCTTCACCTTCTACTTCAATGTCAGCAATATCTTCGTCTTCACCAAGCATTGCTTCCTGCTCACCTATCTTTAGCAAGTAACGTGGCACTAAGCCGTAGTACTTAGTTAGGCGTACCTTGTCTTCATCAAAGGATGTAAGGTCTTGGTCTGGCTCTAAGTCATAGTCACTTGCTGCTTGACCTACATAAATGTCTCTGTATATACCTTGTTCCTGCAATTGCTGGACTTGGTGACGGGGTACAAACTCATCTACAGCTACACCTAGTGCATCCTCAATGGAGGTAGCTACAGGGTCTATAAGGAAGTTCTGAGGCATTACAGGGCGTAGTTTGACTACAGTACGGTCAGTAATGTTTACACCTACAGCTTGTAGTTCTCCACCCATGACAGGCTGAGTAGCTGGAGCCATCTCTTTTACGTCTTCAAGTATTACTTCACCAATACCAGTACCAAATACTGCACTGTTGATAAGGCATTCACCTACACTCTTGCGTAAGCCTACCTTCTCAAAGTCTTCATGCAGCTTTTGTCGTAGATATACAACGTCCTGAGTCTCTTGGTCTACCATGTCATCGGTAATATCAAAGTATTTACCACGACCAAACGTAGCTTCCTCTATTTCAGCTACACTGGACTCTACAGCTTGCTGTGTAGCAGGGCTAATGATCCTAGACCTTTCACTTTTACGCATAGAGTCTTCAGAAGCCCAAATACCACGCCATAGACGGTAGAATTCTTCAAACCTTTCTGAATAATTAGACTCATAGTGGTCACGCCAAGAGTCGCACTTAGCCATCACCCAGTTTTCTAGGTGTTCTTCGGTCATTAGAGTGTCGTTGTCACCGTATTCCATTATTTTTTACCTGTTTTGGCTGCTTTTTTAAAGGCTTTTGCTGTAGGTGCGCCTTTACTACCGGCTTTACGCATCTTTTCATTGGAACCCGCTGCAATACGTTTACGTTTAGCATGAATGTTACTGTATAAACCTTGTTTAGCCATGTTAATATCCTGTTACTGTGTCTAATACCTCAAGATCATTGATCTCAAAGTCATATGAATAAGCTACTTTAGCTAATTGATCTATGTAAGCTACTGAGTCCACTAGGTCATCATGTGTTAAAGGGTCTGGGAACTGAAATAGCTGGTCCATAAACCTAGTGTTCCACTCACCTTTGCTTAATGTAATCTGACCATTCTCAAATCTACCCTGCAAAGCCCACATAATCCTGTCAGTCTTCTTACGGTTACCGTGTGTAAGCTGTTCTACAACAAAGAATCTACCATGTTGTTTCATTAGGTCAGTCAAAGGTGACATTACAGCTTGCTGAGATATACCACGTTCAATACCTACACTTATAGGTCTGTAGTCCCTGACTACTTCAAAGATCTTTCTAGCAGTGTCCCCTAAGTCCCACCTACCATAGATAATGTTCTCTATGTGCCATCCGTCCTCATTAACTTTAGCTACAGCTATAGAGGATTCATCAAGTCTACTGTTCTTAGATCTTTTCTTATTTACTAACTCAAAGCCAGCTAAGTCAATAGCTATGTAGTAGTCGCCAACGTCAGGTACTTCACCAAACTTAACCCACTCCTCCTTAAACATCTCTGAGCCTCTGGCTTCAAAGGATGCCATAAACTCCTGTCTGAATGCGTAGGATGACATTGACTTTTTAGCTAGGTCTATTTCCTCAGAGTCCAGTAGTTCATTGTCATAGCTTGTAAAGTGAAATGCTTTGTAGGACTCATCGTCCCCTAGCTCTGCGTACTTGTACAACTCATAGAAGTGATTACGCCCCATAGGTGTACCAATAAACAATGAGCCACCCTTCTGGTCGGCTAAGGCAGGTCTAAGGATCTGCTCAAAGACCTCTGGCTTCATATCTGCATACTCATCCATTACTAGGTAGTACAGAGATACACCACGCATAGTCTCAGGTCTATCGGCACCCTTTAGAGATATTACAGAACCATTGATTAATTTAATTTGTAAATTGTTAATGTGAGCACTTACTATCACTTCCTGGCCTAAGTCAAGTAGAGATTGCCACATAATGTCTCTAGC